TTCCATCTGCATTTCAGCAGGTGATAGCTTAAATCGTTGGCCACGCTGTGCTTGCCATTTAGCAAATTCTTGTGAGTATTGTCCACCGGGGAAGAAGAGGGCAAACGCATTTGGCAAGGCATTGGCATCCTTGCGGTTGTTCTGATAGAAGCTCCATGCATCTCCGGTAGGCGTAATACCACCACGAGATCCAGATACCAGAGCAAATAGTGCTGACTCGCCATACTTGTCAGCCCATTTAGCTACAGCAATTTCATAACTGTCTGGGTTGTTTGCACGGATCTGTAAGAAGTCATTAAACATAAGAGCCTGAACATGAAGTTCACCCTCTTTGTCCTTAGCAAGGATCTGAGGAGCAATAGCTCCGGGAGCCACATTCTGTGTGATACCACGCCATAAGGCGAGGACTCGGTTGACCTTACCTGCATCTTCAAGAAGCTTTGCTTGTGCTTCTCCACCAAGTGGGAAGTCTCCATAGTTACCAGTTGATGCAAGATATGTCATCAATGGTCGAAGAGTAGAAACACTCTTCTCTTCAAAGGAGTTAATACCTAAACCGTAAAGAACTCTCTGGGCCCAAGCAGGTGTAAATGATTCAACGATTCCAGTCTTACCTTCAGGGGCTCCGAATGGATAGATCACATCACGGAGTTGATCTGCTGCCCAACCTTCTTGGCTCTGAATTAGTCGACCCAATGAAAGTTGAATTGCAGGGCCTACACCCGGTAGCAATTCATTACTGAATGCAAGGTTCAAAGATGGAATTGAAAGCGATGTTGGCATTGCTGGAACTGCTTCACCAGTTGCTGTTGAAAGCATCCAGCCAAGTGCATTACCTGCTAGAGGAATAACCATACGAGGATCACCATAGGTTGGATCCTTGTAGATAAATCCTTGGCTTGGGTCATTCCAGTTTTGACCAGTCCATTCGTAAATGACACCAGTCTCTGGATGAGTCAAGAATTCAAAAGCATTAGCAGCTTTGTAAGTACGAGCCTTGCCCTGTAAACGGAAGGTGTTGGCTACATCTGTGCCAATCAACTTACTCCAAGTAGCAATAGTGTTACCCCACGCTGCTGCGAAAGGAGCCACTAAACGAGCTGCAACTGCATACTGCTTCTGTCTCATTGCATCGTAGTAAAGCTTCTGTAGTTTATTAGCAGCAAAGTTATTTGCGATTGTATGCATATCATCGGCAGCAAGTCCTCGATCATCGAGTGTCTTAATTGCTTCACGCATACGAACCAATGCTGGGTTTTCAAACCCTGCCTTAAGTCCAAAGACTTTGATTCCACGAAGTTCCTTTTCTGCGATAGCAAGGATCTTAGTGGCCTCATCCTTAGTCATAAGGTTTAGGTTCTCTGCAACACCATTCCAGTATTGCTGCTTAAACTCTGGGCCAAGTGCTGCTCGCTTTTCAATCGATGCAGAGACTTGGAAGAACTTAGATGCTGCACGATCCCATTGACCCTTGAAGGATGCAACGGCACGAACATCATCTGTTGGAAGCTTTAGTTGACCGATAGCCTTTGAGATGTCTGTTGAATCAACATATCCCTTAAGGATATTGGCAAGCCATACATCCTTTGACTGAGTTCCCTTTGGATTAAATCCGGGAGTTCTCTTGCCATCTACTGCAACCATTGCTTTACCAGAGATAAAGTCACGCAACTCTTGGCGGCCACCAGATAGATTATCAACACCTTCTGTGACTACCTTGAAGTAATTCTCCATAGCCTGACGAGCAATAGCCTCGTCTGCATCAAGCATCAATGCACGATTGAGTTCATCAACCTTGGCAATCTGTGTACGAAGCAGGATTCCCTGCTCTGTCTCAAACATAAAGTCAACAATGAACTTCTCGTAATCACGAGATAGATCCATTCCTTGTGCTTGCTTCTTAGCAACAAAAGCTTCTGCTTCTTTGAACCAAGGAGTAATCTTTCCATTGGCACCCTTGACTCCACCAGTAAGACCACCGGCAACTAGACGAGCCATTGCGGATTCACGGAACTGAAGGATTGCTCCGGCCCATGCCCGATTGAATCCTCGTTCTTCTGGTGTAATGAAACGCATACCGGTAGGCAGGATCTGTGAAAGACCACGAGTGCCTTGGCCCATACCAACACCGATAGATCGAGACATCATTACGGCAAACTTATCTGCATCAGCTAACGCTGCTGACTTAAAGCCAATAGCATCCATTTCTTCAACTGCTTTATTGAAGTTTGTGCCAAAGACTGTATTGTCAAAGCGAGACCAACGAGTAGCAAACTTAGCGATGGCATTACCCTCTGGGTTAGCCATCATCATGGCAGCAAACTGCAATGGGTGATTGAACAAGGTTGTAGATCCACCAAGGAATGAACGAACCTGCATATCACCAATGTTTCGTAGGATGTATGAAACACGACCTACAAGAACTGTTTGCTTGAAGAATGAATCAAATAGATCAGTAGTTACTGTTCTGAGTTGCTGTGCATTCTGCGACTGGGAGAAGAGGTTTCTGGTCTTTCCTGTGAGCTGACGGATCGAGTCGATGTCAGGCCACTTGATAAAATTTGCAAGTTGAGAGTCAATGAGTGGATCCAACTGCGTAAACTTTTGGGTCTTTCCAGCGATCTTAAATTCTCGTGTTCCGATGTCCTTACCAGCAACTTGTGCCAAGAACTTTCGGTTAGCATCTGCTTCCTTCTTAAATACTCGAGCCGCATCGTTGAGCATACGGATTTGTTCTTCTGTTAGGTTAGGAGATTTCTCCTTAACCAAAGACTTAAGCGTGTCAATGAATACATTGAAGCGTTCAGTCGAGGTTGTAGCAGCCATCATTGCCTTAATGGATGTCTTTTGTAATTCAGCAGATGCCTTAAGGAATGGCAAAGTGTCATTCATTTCCTTGACCAATGTATCTACATCGTCTAGGTGAATAAGATTTCTAGTAGGTGCAAACCGTGTAAACGGTGCAGTTACTTTGTTGCTTCTCAGGAATGCTCGTGCATCGTTTTCTGCATTAAGCAGGAAGTTAGCAAAACCTTCATGGTGTAACTTCAATGAGTTAGGTGCATAGAAGCTTGACTGGAATTGGATTGCACGAGATTGAACTGCAAGTCCGACTCGTGTTCCACGAGATAGTTCCAGTCCGACTTCACCGGCAAGTAATCCCATAACTTCTTTTTCAGAAGTAGCAGCAGCTAAACGCTTGGCTAGATCAACTGTAATGTTGCCATTCATTGCTCGCCATAGATCATCGTATTGTTCTGGGCCGTAGTGGATAGCAATAAACTTTGCAGCGTTCTGACCCATTGGGCCAAAGAATGCTTTAGCAGCTTGCTGGTAATCAAGGATCTGCTTACCACCTATGGTCATAAGACCAAACTCTGCTTCCATTGCTAGAGCCTTGCGACCTCGTGCCTCTTCAAGAAGTATACGAGCCTCATCATCAGACTTGACTCGATCTTGAACATACTTGAGATTGTTTCTCCAAACAGCCTCTGCCTTGTCAAGTTCCTTTTGGACACCTTTTGTAACCTTGCCCATTTCGGCAAGCTCTTTGTTTGTGTTGGCAAGTTGTTCCATGACTGTAAGGCGAGGTGCTGCTGCACCTTCGACTAGCCCTGTAACCTGCTGAGTAATTGCACCCTTAGTTGTAAGTGCTTGAACACCAAGATCATTGATGTCAGGTGAGTTAATAGCATCAGCCTTGAAACGACCAAAGTCAGAAATCTTTGCATCAAATGGATCTACTGTCCGTGGGAAGTAAGCGTAACCGCCACCACCCATACCACGAGTAGCACCAACATTTTCAAATCCTTGGATACCGGATCTTTCGTATGCTGCAAATAGTTGTTCTGTAATTCCAGCCTTCTGTGCTGACTGAATAAGTTCTGCGTGTGTTGCACCGGGTGTATCGATTACATCGAGAACACCTTGCAATTTAGACTCTTGGATACCAGCAGCAGTTCCAACATCGATAAGGTTAGAACCAATCTCGTTAGATACACGAGTTGCTTGTGGTGAATCTCCAGCCTTGATAAGACCTGTCCACTTGATAAGGCGTGGCTTCTGCTTTGCTGCTACACGAACTACAGCATCTACGCCATTGCGTATACCTTGAGTAGATGCACGATCACCCTTCTTAAGGGCTGCTTCTTCAAGTGTGTGAATAAGTCCGGGAGCCAACTGTTCTTGCTCAACAAGCGTTTCTCCTGCACGAACTACTTCATCGAAACCTTTTGCATCAAGGATGCTTTGAACTTCTGCTGCACGACCAGCAGTATTGAGTTCAATACGGTGAGCCATAAGGTCTTCAGCCTTACGAGCCTGTCCAACGAGTTGACCCTTTGTATCAGTTGCAGTCTTAAGACCTGCAATTAAAGTGTCACGCTGTTGACGGAGTTGTCCGTATTCTGCATCTAATAAATCTGCTTCAGACTTAGCTTTGTAATAAGTCTGGTATGTGTTATCTACCTTTTCGGCAATAGTGTTGAGATCATCTTGGTGTTTGATGATGTCTGCTTCAAGCATATTGATGTCGCCTGATGCTGCTCGTGCTTCTGCACGAACCTTTGTAACATCACCCATAATGTCTTCAACATCACGAGCCACAGCCTTGATCGGTGCTGCCTTCGCTTCTGCTGCACGAGCTGCGGCCTTTGGCCCAACACGAAGTGTTACGCCAACCTTTCCAGCTTCTTTACCGATCTTAAGTAAACCTATACCGGGAACATAAGTAAGTGGGTCTGCTGCTAGATTAAGAACGAATCCTGAAATGGCTTGAAATGTACGAGCTGCTTTAGTCTCTGGGTTATCGAATAGTGCTTGTGTAAGTCCACTTGAATAAGTCCAAGGAACTCCACCCTTCATCGTAGGGCCAGCAGCAATCTTTGCATTAAGTAATGCTTTACCTACCGCAGAGTTTTGATCTGCACCAAGAAAACCAGTACCTACATCAATCTTGCCTGTCTTAAAAAGGTTGATAAGAGCTTGCCCTGTTTGAGTCTCATCAAATGTATTTATGCCACCCTTACCAGATACACCGTTACGAACGCTGGCTTCTAGCATTTCAAATGGTGTAGATAAAAGCATAAAAGCAGTACGAGTAAGTGGTGCTAAGAAGTCAGCAGGTGAACCCTTCTTTGCGGAGTTCTGCTCTTTCAACTTAGCAGCAGCAGCAATCGCTGCGTTACGCTGTGCATCAAGTAATGCTGATCCATCAAGTGTGGTCAAAGCATTGGCAGTATTACCACCGATAACAGCACCAGACTTTGTAAGACCCATGACTGCACCAACAGATGCAGCAGGATATGCCTTAGCCATAGCAGCTAACTGCTTTGCAAAGTCTGGACTTAAATACTTAGATTGCTGAGCCTGTATGTATGTATCGTAAGCTGCTGTTCCTTCTTGAGGAATAGAACTTAGCGATGCACCGAGACTACCAGCACCAAATGTGCCTCCGGTTTTTCCGGCCATTAACGCTTCTCATAATCTAATCTTTGACCTAATCGAACCAAGTCTGGATCTGGATATAGGGCAATAAGTTGGCGGATAAGTGTGGCAGTTTCATCAGGTGCAGAGGGGGCAATAGGTAATACTTCATTACCCGGGCCAGCACCGAAACCTGCACCGAATGTAATCTCTTGATCTACATTTGGGTTGGGTGTAGCAAAATTACGAGTAGGCATTACACCACCTGAGACTGATCCCATTGATGTTGCTGCTGCACTTGTTTCAGTTGCGGCTAGAGGAACCTGTGTTTGTAATTGTGTGAGTTCTGTGTTCTCACCGTATGCTCCACCGGTAATGGATTGTGCTGCTTGCCTACCTGTGTAAGGGCCTTCAGCCATCTTTAGCCTCCATTTTTTCAATGTCTTTGGTCATCTTCTCCCACATATACTGTTTCTTTGCTTCGTTAACAGAATGTGAATGGATAACCTTTGTTATCAATGAGAAGAAATCTGCGAATGAGTAACTTATTTTATATAGTAAATCTGCTATAGCGTAAACAAAATCTATTTTCTTTGCAGGGCGAGCCAATACAAACATATCATCGAGTTCATCGAAGTTATCTTCTGACATTGACTCGCCCTCCTAAGATTGTTACTTAGCTTTCTTACCTGATGCTGATGCTGACTTGCCTACATCGCCAAGCTTCTGCATTCCTGCTTTGCCTTTTGGCTTGGCAGTTGCCATGGTTGGGCCCTTAACTAATGCTGGGGCTACTGCACCTTTTTTTGTTCCGAACATATTGCACCTCCAGATGCGTTTTAAGCTGCCCCAGTTAGGGAAGCTAAAAGATCAGCCATCGGTGGGGTTCCACCTTGTGCTAGATCAGTTCTACGAGAAAACTGGCCGGGGCCAGATACCATTTGGGAACCGGCAGCCGGGGCCGCTCCCGGAATCCCCATAGGGGATTGCGAAGCACCGGGGGCCATCGCAGTCGCTGCCGGTTGTTCTACTGGAGCAAACGCTTTAGCAACGATTGACTCCAATGCTTGACCTTTTGCTCGACCTTCAATGATGTCGGCGAGCCTCTTAACAGCTTCTGTTGGATCCCCACCCTGAGTAGCAAGCATTGGGATTGCGTTTGCGTATTGTGCTACTGCGGTTCTTAATGAGTCACGAAGTTCTTCGATGTCAATTCGTTGTTCTTCTTGTGTGACATTGATTGAGAATGGAAGATTGCGGCGGAGGAAGTCACGAGAAATCAACTTGTCTCCACGAAGTTGCAATCCAAAGATTGCAGCACGGTTAGGATCTAGTCCTGCCATGAGACCATACTGGACATCTACTGTGTAATCACCGTTGATGTCTTTCGATGGTGTGTATTTTAATTCGTATGGTGTTCCGTCATCGGATCCACGAATAGTTTTCTGGTTTGAACCAAAGACTTGCTCATCTACACAGAATGCGATACCGATAAGATTTACAAAGAAGCGAGCAAAGACTGCCTGTGCTGCCTTAATCTGTGAATCGAAGCCACCCATAAGGGCTTGAACGCCACGACCTGTAACAATAGATGCATCGATCTGACCTGTTCGGCCTTCAGGATAGCGAGAACCCATACGGAGTTCACGCTCTAGTGCCTGTGATTCAGCAAAGACTCCGTTAGGAAGTTCGATTGGAACTCTACGGATTCTCTCTGGTGTGTTAGATCGAAGCAAAGCATCAGGGCCAAGGGTAAATTCTTGGACATCTGGTGGAATAGCGATAGGTGCATTGACTGACTTCTTAGCTGCTTCAAGCTGTAGAAGTGCAAATCGTGCCTTAGCCATCTGAACTGGTAGAACATCATCGAACTGACCACGAGTTTGACCATCAACTGTTGGGCGTTCTGCTACATCTACAAGGATTTTACCTAGAAGATTAGGGGTATTTGCTAGAATTAAGTTATCTAACTCCGGCAAGAAGATCATATCTTGATACTTATCATGGTAGCGAACCATGGAAATCGTAGACTTCATACGATACTTGCTGTTGATCTGAGCCTTATACTCTGGATACTGGGCAGATAGTGACTCTGAATCAGACATAATGATCTGAGCCATAGAGGTTACTGAGCCAAAGCGATCCTTTTCAAAGTAAAGACCAAAGGGATTGAGCATACGAATGCGTGGATTGTTGGTATCAAAGTCAATCTCAACCATACCTGCTGCAAAGCCATAGGTGTAATACCAGTCTGCTGCCTGATACATCTGAAGTTGTAGATCAGACTTGTTGGCATAGTGATTGGCAATGCGTGTACGAATCTCAGCCTTTTTACGAGCTGCATCGGAGGTCATATTGGATGAGGCACAGTTAATTGCTGGAAGAGGGGCAGTTACCTCGGCAAGGTCACGAGCTGCAATGTCAACCATGTTAGCGATGAGTGGCTTCGGATACTCATCTGAGAACTGACCGAAGAATACATCTTGCATACGACCTTGACGGACAGCAAGAACATCTGACATACGGCGGTCACGATCCATGTTGCGTGTTTTAAGGCGTTCAACCTTAGCTGCAACTTCTTGAACTGAAAGCATTTTTCTCCTTATGCCAAACGGCGATCTGCGGCCCACTCATCAAGATTGATGACCTGTCGCTTTTCAGCATCTGATCGGGTGAGGAATTCATTATGCACAAACTTACCGCCATACTCACCGAACTGGCAGATCTCTCTTGCTCTAATCTCACAGAACCAGAGGGCCATAACAAGGTCTGTCTTGTTCTTAGTCTCTGGCGACCATGTAACTAACTGGTCAATAAGTAAGCGGATGCCTTCGTGTCGATCTGAAGGTAAGTGCATCAAGTTATCTCGATGATGCTTACCATTGGATTCAACGCTACCAAATAGGGTAGCCATTGCAGCGACACCAAATCCAACATCCCACTTATTTCTAGATGTAGTGTGTTCCCTAAGAAGCACACCACGACTTGCTAACCATTGCCGTAAATTCTCATCCTGTGTCAGATAACCCTGAAAGGCGTTTCGTTCAACCATCCATTCCGATGGTTTATACTTTTCCGTAAATGTAGTGATGAGATCACGGATGGCTTGCGGTGACGGTTTAGTTATAGTCGCAGCATCGAGGATATATCTTTTCTTTCTCCTACGATCTACAGCTACAACAACTGCCGCCGTATCACCAACTATCGCTGGGTCAAGCCCTGCGATGATGGTGAGACCTTCTACTGTCTCGGGGTGTCCGGGATTGCCCGGAACGATTGGCCCGATCATTCTCATTCTGTCGATAGAACCTTTAACGCAAGTCATGTTGAAGGTTGAGTCCTCATCAACATCTGCTTGCTGGTAAACCATCGACCAAGTCTTTGGGTCTAATGCACTTCTACGCATGGATAGATAATTGCCATCCCAGCGTGGGTATAGACCGTCTTCGTCTGCCTCTTCTTCGCTGCCCTGCCAAGGGCGGTCTGATTTAGGCCAAAGTGTTTTCCAGTCCTTCTGGTCTTCTGCAAACTCTAGGACTGCTGGCATCGCCAGATATGTCCAAGGTGATTTACCTGTCGGGTATCGTTCACCGTTACGGAGTTCTCTATAGAGGTCAATGGAATCTACTCGAGTTCCAAGGACTAAAAGCTTGCCGGTAGGCCCGAGTCGAGTTAGGACTTCCTGCTGAATCCAACGAATCTGTTTTTCGTATTCGTGGGAGTTAGACATAGTCACACAGTCGTCTAGGATAATCAGGTCTGCTCTCGCACCGTATACCTGTCCTCCGATACCGATTGCTTGAATCGTAGGATCCTTCTGGTCTGAGTCACGCAGTTCGTCTCCGAGGTAGACTTGCGTAGCTTGCCATGTGGCTGACTTAGACTTGAAGCCTGAGCCAGCAGCGTAAGCGAGTTGCAGCTTCTGCCACGATGGGTGAGTCAGTCTCTGCTTAATAGCGTAGATAAATTCTGTTGCCTTCTGCTGTGACTTCGAGACAATCATGATACGGATGTTGGGATCCATACAGATCCGGTAGACCGGATAGTCAATCGAGGTAGTCATGGACTTGGCGTGTTCTGGAGGAACATTGACCAGCACATATTGTGGTCGACCCTTTTCATACTGCATTGAGTCATGCATCCACTCAGGGTCATTACCTTCAAGAAGGTTAATGATATTCATCTGATGTGGGAATGTATCTGCTTCTAGATACTCCTTGCGGAAAGTACGGAAATCCATCTCAAGGGATTCCTCTGACTGGATACGGCCATGCTTTGATCTAGCAGCTCTAACCTTGTCGACAGTCTCTTTGAATTCTTTATCCGTGGAGCGGTAGTAATCCCACAGCTTTGCTGACCTGCCGACCTGCCGCATGGCATCTTCGACTGTGCAGCCTTCAGTAATCAGCCGAATAACCTTCGACTTGATTTTAGCTGTTTCCTCTTGCTTACTCATACATCTCCTCGCCAGCTTCGCTGGCGTGGTCGCCAAAGATTTTTCATTGGGTTTAGCGGTTCTGAAAAAGAACAGACTACTGGGCATTTACTAGGGGCTTCTAGGTCGCCTTTGCTCGCTAGGGCTCGCTCCGGCTCCCTAGAGCCGGTGTAGTCGTCTAATTACTTTAGCAAGTAATTATCCTCCTACTATATATAAGCCGGGATAAATAGGTTTTATCCCACACTATGCCCTGTGATTTACATCACATACTACCCATTGTGTGTAAAAGCCCTGTTCAGAGCCTATATCGCAGCTTAGATCCTATCAAAAATTTTTATTTGGGTACATATATACACAGGCATACGGCATATAAAGCACTCGGGTCAATTTGACTAGCCTGTGTGTCTGACCCCCCTAAGCCGATAACGGACATTATGTAAACCAGCATTCACGGCGTGTCGGGGAGACATGGAGACAGGCAGACCGCCAGCAACTAGGGGCATTTATTTGTTCGACTTCTAACTAATCGCCTAAGACCTAGGGCATCCTTTGACCCCTGACCCCTGACCCT